CGAACAAACGGGCGCTGAAACTGTTCGGCACCAAGGAAGAGGCTCAAGTATTTGCTGGTCAATCTGATGATCGCAGCGTGGTCGAGCGACCAGCAACCCTGACGCGCTGCGAAAACAACTACTGTCGAGTGGCAGAATTTTGCGATCAATGGAGGTAACGCTATGACGACAACCACCCCTTCCGTTTGGGAGGTTCTATCGAAAATTGATGTTAGCGAACACACTGAAAAGAAAGGCAATTTAACCTATCTCTCGTGGGCGTGGGCATGGGGGACACTCAAGGAACATTACCCTAATGCGAGCTTTCGCAAGCACTTTTTTGATGATCTACCCTACACCATGGATGATCAAGGATATGCGTATGTGTCGGTTGCTGTTACCGTTGAAGGTAATGAAATCATAGAAACGCTACCTGTGATGAATAACCGCAACGTGAGCATAAAAAGTCCCAACAGTTTTGATATAAATAGCAGTTTGCAGCGGTGCTTGACCAAGGCCATCGCCTATCACGGTCTTGGCCACTATATCTACGCTGGAGAAGACCTGCCCATGACAGATGCGACCTCAAAAGAGAAAGGTAAAACGACACTTAATGCCAAAACTAATCTACCAAAAGAGCTACCCTTAACCGAGGAACAGGAGGAGCGGGCGGCAATTATCGAGTATGAGGCGGGCGAAACTAGAGAGGTCGCGGAAAAGAAAGCGCGGGAAGATCCGGGCTACACCTATAACAACGACAAGTCACTGGCTGACTGGCGTGAAAGTTTCCTCGATCATCCACACAATGTGGCCGCTAAGACTGAGAAAGGAGTAATTATATCCCCGCCGTCATCGTCGGAAGGCTGGGAATTGGTGGGCAAAGCATTCGCCGTCTTCATGCCACACATTGAGGATGTTCCCAGTTCCGAAGATTGCGTCAAAAGTTTAAACGCCTTTTGGAAGGAAAATAAAGATGTGCTGACAAAAATGAGTAAGGCGGAACCAACCTTACATGAACAGGTGATGAACAATTTCAAGGTCGCAAAGAAAGCGGCGTTGGCGGGCGAGATGCCTCAGCTAACGTAGTGACCAGAAAACTGGACTGGAGCAAAAGAAACCGCGAAGAACGAGTATATTCTAACGGCTCAATTAAATGGAACGAAAAGGAAGTGAAGAAAATGGCTTATGAAACACCCCCCGAATATGGAGGCGGTGCGTGTTACCGCAACCAGCGCAGACTTTCAAATCTCACCACAAGCGTTGCTGAAGCAACATCTTCGCAGGGTTATAACAGCAAGGCACCGCAGATGAGCGGCAGCATGGAAGTCACGAAGGCAATGGCCAAGATGTTGGTAGAGAAATTTAAAAATGAGCAGACTACCCCCAGCGAGAGGGAAAGGACCAAGGGCCAGCCGGTCGTCAAGCTAGATGTTGGAGCAAACCTTGGCGTGAGCAACAACATGCAGAAAGACGGAAACCCAACCGGGTCTTATTTTTATTTCTGGTTTCGAGATGAATGGCAGCCACCTAAACAGGAGACTCCCCGCCCCCAAGATGACGTTGTTTTGGACGGCGATATGCCCTTCTGAGAGGCGACTCGATAAGGCGAGGGAAATGCCATGTTTGATCTGCGGCATCCCTCGACCTTCTCACGACAATTTACACAGATTGGAATTGGAAGAATGGATAAAACAAAGCAAGTCGTGTTAACTCCTGAGACAACGGAGATCCTTGATAGGATTAGAGCCAATATGTCGTCGCGTTTGATGATGGAAAAATTAAGTCGTCGCCAAGCAATTGAACGCTTATGTCGCTTATATGAGAAGGAGTATCAGGGCGCAGATCCTCAAACGCAGGGAGGATTATTCCCCAAGGATGGCTGAAGAAATCAGGGAACGATCCTACGGCTTTGAGGCTATAAAAACAGCCCTTCGACAAACAAAGGATGGCATTAGCATCACGCTTGCCATCCACCCCAACGATACACCCAGAGATCTCATCAATGATCACATTGGGCAAAGATATATGGTAGGCATGGGGAGACTTAATGAACAGGATGAAATCGAAGAACCTGAGTCAATGCGCGAAGGTAAGAGAGCGGTGGTATCCTGCGCCGCTCTTTGCCGGGACACTGATTTTCAGAAATGGCTCTACGACAATGGCTTCACACAGCTCGTAACTGAAGAAGAAACAGCGGAGGCTATTAGATTGATGCTTTCTATCAAGAGCAGATCCGAGCTAAAAACAAATGAAGAAGCGCAAGAAAGATGGGGGAAAATAAGGAAGTTATTTATTAGCCGTCGAATATTCAAGGAGTCCGACTTTGCCTGATATAAAAGAAGAGCTATTGCTGGAGGCAGCAAATTTAGTTAGCGGCCAGCGCGGCAACGACTACGGTAGTGCTACCGTTAATCATATGCGGATCGCTGAGTTCTGGAATGCGTGGATAATGAACCGAGCGTGGCAAGGACCGATCACTCCATACGATGTGAGCATGATGATGGGACTTGTCAAGTTTGCACGATGCCAACAAAAACCAACCCACGATTCACACGTCGATATTGCTGGCTACGCCGCTGTTAGCGAAAATATTTACGAGGATCTTGTAGGAGTAGGGGAGGGGAAGACCAATGGCGGGGAAAATGCATCGTCAACGGAGGCTGAATAAACCAAGCCGAAGCTGGAACATTCTATTCTACACGGACCTAATAGACGACATCCAAAGAAGGGCAGAAGAGCTTTCTGTGACACCTTCTGAATTGGTAAGAATTGCGGTCGATGATTATTTATCCCGCAAGACATCGACCTCTCCGGTTCAACCGGCCTCTGACTCAGACTTTATGGAAGGGATTAGATCGGCTGCTGAACACATCAAGGAAGATGTGAGATCACCAAGATTTCCATCAGGCCAGACGTTGGGCGACCGTCTTGCTGATAAAATTTGGGATAGATATAAAGAGAGCCCGCTGCACCCCAATAATCTGCATAAAAAAAGGGAGAGGGCTGACTAGACCCTCTCCCGGACGATGAGGTAACCAGTGAGCAACGCCTTAGCGCCAATCACCTCACGAGGTTATCTTTCCTCTCTTAAAATAGCAATAGATTACAGAACAAATATTTTATTTATCTGCAAAAAAATCCCTCTCCCAGCGCTTATGTCTCCTCCAAGGCACCCACACATAGGGAAATACCCTTGATATCTTGACTATAGCCCTGTTCAGCGCAGAAAGGTGGGCAGGTAATGGCCGTAGAACGTCGATAAACAGCACTGCCCGGAGTTTGTCTGTGTTGTTAGTGGCCGAGTGTTCGTAGGTGTCATCGAACAAGAGACACTTTCCCTCTTTCCAGTGCGCCCTTTTCCCATTCACATCTATGTAACAGCGCTGTTGGTGGGGAATATCCAGCGCAAGATGCAACCTCAGTACACCAGAGTAAGGACCGGCATGAGGATTAAGTTTTTTCCTTGGACCCAACACAGAAATATAAGCGCTAACGACATTAGGGTGACGTTTTAATATTGAGTGAGTAATAGGCATCATCAGGCAGTTCCGCCTAAACCAGATGCCCGCGCCTCTCAGGAAAAACAAGCGCCACTTATCGTCATTAGATATATAAGTTTGGTGGGGGGAAATTGTCTGGAAGGGAGCGAAGTCATCGTAGCGTTTGATGATCTCGTCATATTCATATTTTATTTCAGGAAAACGCCTCTCTAGTTCATCACTGACAGGGATCAGCGAAGAATCATAATACTCCTTAACGCCTAGAAGATTCTCGTTCCTAAACCAAGACTGAACAAATTTCTCAACGAAAAGCACGGATCTTTTTTTTCATAACAGGTTTCTGAAAAAAGACATTATGCCTTCTTTCTCCGGCTTTCTCGCCTCTACTCGTGATAATCCCCTTCTTTCCCTAAATTCTTGCTTCGCTGCCTCCATAGCAGGGTGATTTATCATATCAGACTCGCTCACCCGTTTTGGCGAGTAAGTTTCCCGTGGGGTTGCAAAAGGATCTCCCTTATATCTTTCAGGAATAAAGCCCATTTTTTGTTGTTTTTCTGTATATTTTGATATCGGGATAGGCTCCCCCCTTTTTTCTTCGATTCGTTTTCTTATAATACGATCCATGAGATAATTGCCCGGTTCTGGGGGAACTCCGGGCACGCCGTATAAGGGCCTCTCTACTGCTCGCCCTAATGGATCTGTGATACCCGATTCAGACATTTCTATATCATCATCAACTCCTAACTTACGTGTCATATAACTATCACCAACATGCCTTAACTCATGGGCAAGGGTCATGAGAGGTGTCTTATCCCCCGGACCACCGTAAGTTACATAAGCGGGCATGTAACCATCTTTATCCAAAAAAGTTTGGGGATCTGTCCCCCTATCCTCAAGTTCCTTTTGTATGGCTTTATCATAAGAACTTGAAGAGAAACCCGGAGAAGTGGTTATGTCCTTCAGCGAAGCCCAACCCGCAATAGAGTATCGCTTGTCGCTGCCAGAACCGCCTTCTTCCCACTTACTCGCGAGCTTAAAAATGGTTTTTTCATTTAACAAATCCAAGCCCAAGCGGGACAACGGATCAAGATATGGCTCTAAAGACTTTTTTAATTGGAGAAACTCCTCGCTTGGTTCTTTGCGTTTCTTCATTTTGAAGTTTTCATATTATTGCGGGCGACACCCTTGAACTTCTCCGCAGAGCGCATACCGCCTAACCCGAGAAGTGCTAAAGTCAACGACATAAGACCTTCAGTCGGTATTATCGGGAGGGGAGTAGCGCTCCCTGAGATGGCCATAGCCCATATGGCCACGGGCTGGAGCACAAATTGCCAACCCAAACCAAAGGCACATATCCACATGATAGCCGGTCTTGCACCGCTTACAAAAATAGAAGGATGCTTCGCTTGCTCTATGTTCGTTTGCACCTGCGCGAGATCAACCTTGGCGAGATGAGATGCAAGCTGCATCTCAAGCTCGCGTTTGGCTCGTGCATTCGCCTCTTTATCAGGGAAAAATCTGTCAAGAACATTCCCAACAATGGGAATAAGCTCCGGCAATAAAGAGGCAAACATATTACATCATACCTTTTTCTTTAAGCAAAAGGGCACCCGCCGCCCCGACTATCCCAACCAAGGCAATCCATCCCATGCCAGTCGCCATGCTGACAATAATGCAGCCTACCGCCAGACCCGCCCACGTGCTGGGTTCCTTAATCCGATCAATAATCCAATTCATTGCGCCTCTCCTGTATTTATCATGTTAGCTATCGTCTGAGAGCGGGGGCCAACTTGATGAGCCCACTTGGAATTAAGTAATTCTGAACTGACCTCAGACCAAGAAACATTACCCTCGATTGCCCGCTCCATCAAGTTAAGTGTTTTTCTGAAAGTCTTCAGGGTGCCAAGGCCCAAGTTGAAATGAAGATCAACCAAGGCCATTTGCCTGACCTCATCAAGCTCAGAAAACCAAGGGAAAGCATTTGTTAGCTCGCCAATAGATAATTCTATATCGTTACCGAGCAGATACAGAGCCTCATCTTCCGTGATTCCACGGTCTTCTAAATTTCTGCCTGCGCCGATTGTCCACTTGCCTGCCGGGCATTTATATAATTTAAGCTCAAGGCCCTCATGTTTTAAAAGTTGCCCAGCCAATATTTCTTTGCACTGTTCTCTCATTTACGTTGCCCCCCTATGACAGCCCAAAACAATCATCGGCGGAAAGTCTCCCACCAGAATAGCGTAGTTATTTCAATTACTTAGTGTTCAAACCATCCTCAATTATCATTTCCTCGCTGGCTTTTTCCCGTTACGACTCCGATTTTTGCTGGGGCTTTCTAGCTTATATCCCTGTTTATTAGAACCGCCCCTGCTCAACATTTTCTTGTGGCTTACGTCTTTGCCGCTTCTGTCGACGCCCCTCTTATCGAGCGCACGCCTAGCTCGCTGACGCTCCATGCGATCACCATGCTCGCCACGGGCTTTTTGTTTTTGGTATTCTTTCTTGTAAGGTCGCTTGGATTTTTTATAGGGCATCTTACATAACAGCCTTATCTTATTAACTTCCAAGGAATATTAATGTGCTCTGTCTTGTCTTTAAATCCTCGAAGAACAATATTTATTTCTCGATTTAACTCATTGGTTAGTATTCTTTTTTCATCAGAACCAAGATCAGGGTCTTCAAAAATTTCTTTTCTTTCTTCTCTCAAGTCTTTGAGTTCTTGCCTAAGATCTTTAACTTCATCTGCAATCTCATCAAGACTTTTATGCCTGTC